TACCACAATCACTCCATCGGCAACAGGGACGTACACAATTACTCTGCCTGCTGAAACTGGAACAATACAAACATCAGGAGCAGGGTTCACAACGAATGGCGTAGCATACGCTACAAGTACAAGTGCTTTGACTACTGGGACTGCGCTTACTTTTACAGGAACAAATCTAGGTATAGGTACAACTTCGCCTTTGGCTAAATTTGATGTTTTATCTACATATGCGTCTGACACAACTTCCCAAGCAAAGATTAGAGACAATACTGGCTACTCTTTAAACTTTACTGGTACTGCAAGTGGATTTAAAGGATTGCAAGTACAAGATTCTGCTGGAGGGGCTACTTACACAAGTTTGTTGCTCAACCCCATTAGTGGCAATGTAGGTATAGGTACAAGTAGTCCTGCTTATGGGCTAGATGTACAAGGTACTTCAAACACTAGTATAAGAGTATATAGTCCATCTTATCCTTCATTAAGAGTGCATAACAGTTCAACGGGGACTGGTAATTCTGATGGTTTGTTAATTGAAATGGGTGGTACTGATGCACTTATTAACAATTACGAATCAGCAAATTTAAAATTTGCTACAAACAATACAGAAGCCATGCGTATAGACTCTAGTCAAAACCTTCAAGTAGGTGGGCAATATGCAGTTCCTCCAACAACAAGTTACGGAAGAATAACGGCATCAGGCATTTTTCAAAGTGGTAGAACTGGAACAGGCAGTCAGCCAATGATGGAGTTTTTCAATGGTAATAGCGGCGTAGGTGCTATTTATACAAGTGGCTCAAGCACTTCTTACAACACATCATCTGACTATCGTTTAAAACAAAACATTGCACCAATGACAGGCGCATTAGCTAAAGTTGCTTTACTAAAGCCCGTTACTTACAAATGGAATGTTGACGGTTCAGATGGTCAAGGTTTCATCGCCCATGAATTACAAGAAATAGTACCTGAGTGCGTTCATGGTTCTAAAGATGGAACCCGTGAAGAAGAGTACGAAGTCACTCCCGCAGTTAAAGACGAAGAGGGCAACATCACAACCCCTGCCGTCATGGGTACACGCACCGTGCCAGTTTATCAAGGCGTAGACACATCATTCTTGGTGGCTACTCTTACATCAGCAATCCAAGAACTCTCTGCTTTAGTCACAGCACAATCAGCAACAATTACATCACTAACAGAGCGTATAACTGCTCTTGAAGGGAAATAAACATGACTGCAACGGTAAACGCATCAACATCAGCAGGGGTCATTGTTACTTCTGATACTTCAGGGGCTTTGGCACTCCAGACAGCAGGGACAACTGCGTTGACGATTAGTTCAGGACAGATTGCTACGTTTGCTAATGCTCCTGTGATGAGTGGATCAAGCATAACAGGTCAATTAACTGCTACTAATATGCCTAGTGGTGCTGTGGTTCAAGTTGTGTTGGGTACAAGTTCGACACCCACAACCACAACTTCAACAACTTATGCCACAACAAATTTAAGTGCTTCAATCACACCACAATTTAGTACAAGTAAAATTCTTGTTTTAGTAAGTCAACAAATTCTTTTGGATTCCGCAATAAGTGCTTATGGTTATCAAACTAACGTGGGTGTTCAATTGTATAGAGGTGCAACTCAATTAGTCACAAATGGTGGGGATAGTTCAGGTTCTTATAGTTTGAGAATTGCTCAAACAAGTACAGCAGTAAATCAACAATTATATATGATTAGCGACTACTCATTTAATTATTTAGATTCGCCTTCTACAACATCTTCCACTACTTATTCAACACAATTTAGAGTAGGTTTATCTGGAATGAGTGTAACTGCACAACCTTCAGGTAGTACTAATGCAAGTACGATAATTTTAATGGAGATTAGACAATGAGTATTAATATTCATAAAGCTGTGCTTTCTTTATATACAAACGCTGTACACATTTCAGGTAATAATGTTGATTCTTTGGTTGTATTAGACGAAAACAACAATCAAATAACAATATCATCAGAGCAAGTGACAGCGCAAGTTACCATATTAGAAACCCAATACGCTGAACAACAACAAGCACAAGCAACTGCTAAAGCATCTGCAATAGCAAAGTTAACTGCGCTTGGATTATCTGCTGAAGAAATATCAGCAATAGGAGCATAAGATGACCACAGTTATTTCGGGTTCAAGTCCTAGCATCACCTTTTCAGATGCGACTACGCAGACAACTGCGTTTACATCAACGCCTTCTGTAACATCTATTACAACATCTGCTGACTCAACTATTCATGGATTGACTATTGGTCAAGGTGCTGGTTCTGTCGCTACCAATACTGTTTTAGGCAATTTAGCACAAGTTGCCACAAATACTGGTGGCTTAACTGTTGCTATTGGATATAGTGCTGGCAATGCAATTACATCAGGTGATAGCAATAATTTTATTGGTGCTTATGCTGGTCGAGTTACAACTACTGGTGCGGGAAATGTTGGAGTAGGAACATCTGTTTTATATGACAATGTATCAGGCAATTACAACATAGCCGTTGGACAACAAGCATTACGCTACAACACAGCATCAAACAACACAGCAGTAGGTTATCAAGCGGGGTATACAAATACCACGGGAGTGCAATCAAATTACGTAGGTAGACAAGCTGGATATACAAGCAACGCAAGTTATTGCACCATGATGGGTGACCAAGCTGGTTATGCTTCAACAGGCGCAAAAAATACTTTTATTGGGTATTATGCTGGTGGGGTTATGACTACTGGCGCAAATAACACCATTCTTGGTGGCTACAACGGCAACCAAGGTAGTTTAGACATTCGCACAGCAAGCAACTACATCGTGCTGTCTGATGGGGATGGGAATCCTAGGTTAGTTATTACTACTGGTGGTGACTTAAGAGTTCCACAGGTTTATAACACTACAAGCGGTAGTGGAGCAAATGTATATATTGATTCAGGTGGTAATTTTTATCGTTCAACATCTTCACTAAAGTACAAAAAAAATATTGAAGAAGCAACACATGGTCTTGCGGAAGTATTGCAACTGCGCCCAGTTACTTATAAAGGCAAAAGCGAAAACGATGGCGAAACAATTTTTGGCGGTTTAATTGCCGAAGAAGTCCATGCTGTTGGTTTGACGGAATTTGTGCAATACGCAGAAGATGGTTTGCCTGATGCTTTGGCTTATGGCAACATGGTTTCTCTTTGCATTAAAGCAATTCAAGAACTCAGCGCAAAAGTAACAGCATTGGAGAACAAATAAATGGACAAAATCACACTACCTGTCAACCTCATCAACGCCATCATGGGCTACTTAGGTAAGCAACCCTATGACCAAGTGTTCCAATTGATTGCTGAAGTGCAGAAAGAGGCACAGGCACAGACTCCTCCACCACAAGATAAGCCAAATGACTGACACAGAGAAAGATCTAGCTGTTCACGTTGCTGTTTGCGAAGAGCGATATACCCATATAGCTGAGTCCCTTAAAAATGGAGAAAAGCGCATGGCTAAGATTGAGTATCTCCTTTATGGTGTGATGATTCTTGTGCTTCTTGGCCCTAATGTAGCAGGGCAGTTCTTTAGCAAACTTCTTGGGTTGTAAGAAATTGATCCTTTTACACTTGTTGCCCTTGCATCCTCTGCGTTTAAACTCGTCAAAGAATCATGCGAGATGTACAAGGAGGGGAGGCAGTATGTCCTCGATGCCAAGGCTGAAGTTGAAGGTGTAGTCAAAGATTTAAAGGGTATCCAAGAGGATGCCAAGGGAGTGTGGGGGTTCTTAACGGGTCTTTTTGGGGATAAGAAAGAACCAATTCAACAAAAATCTGTTGAAAAGCCAGTTAAAAAGGCAAAGAAACCTGAGTTTGATGAGAATCAAATCTATGCCCAAGTTGCTGATGCTCTAACCAAGTTCTTTCATGCCTACAATGGTTTGAAACACTACAAAGAAGAGCAAGAGACAACAGCATCTAAGTTAGGGGATGAAGAAGGACAAGACATTGCCATTAAGTTAGTTATTGCTGATCTACAGATGGAGAAGTTAAACGATGAGTTGCGTGAGTACATGGTGTACCACGTTCCCAGTGAATTTAAGGATCTTTATAGCAGAGTCAACAAGATGATCGGACACATTGCCAACCAACAACAACTGGCGAGAAAAGAGGAGTTGGACAGAAAGAAGGCAATTGAATGGCAACGAAGACAGGCTATAAGCAAAATTCAACACAGGGTTCTAGTAGGGGGAATAACTATCCTAATGATCCTGTGGGCGTGGATGATGATTCTAACGATGACTCTTTCTACGTCATCGTAATTGTGATATTGCTTTGTCTGGTCTTGTTCTTTATGCCAGTCCTCATGTGGATGTACATGGATGTACGACAGACCGAAATCAAGGTGCAGAAATTGATTAAGAAGTTGGAGAGCAAATAATGGATTGGTTAAAAAGCATAGCACCTACAATAGCCACAGCGATGGGCGGCCCACTTGCAGGCATGGCGGTTGAGGCTATATCTAAAGCCATAGGTGTTGACCCTAGTAAGGTTCAAGAAACCATCAATTCAGGCAAGATGACTGCCGACCAAATAGCCTCCCTTCAAACCGCAGAGTTAGCATTGAAAGCCAGAGCGCAAGAGATGGGTCTTGACTTTGAAAAGTTGGCAGTAGCAGACCGTGCAAGCGCCCGTCAGATGCAGATGACCACAGGCAGTTTTATACCCCCTGCGTTGTCCGTTATGATTGTATTGGCTTGGGCGGCAGTGCAGTTCTTCCTCTTGACCCATGTAATTGAGCCGACTATGCGTGAGTTGGTTGCTCGTGTACTGGGTACTTTAGATGGTGCATTGATGCTTGTCCTATCGTTCTACTTTGGTTCATCTTCAGGCTCACAAGCCAAAGATACGTTGCTCCATCAATCGAGTCCAACAAAATGACGCAACTTACACCCCATTTTTCTTTAGCAGAGTTAACTATCACTGACCACAGGGAGTTTGACAATGAACCTAATGAATCTGAAACCAAGAATCTTCAACGGCTTGCAGAGTTTCTGGAACAAGTTAAAAGCCTACTCGGAGGCAAGCCAATCATGGTTAACTCAGCGTTTCGTAGCAAGCAAGTCAATGACGCTGTTAAAAGCAAAGATTCCAGCGCACATCGTTTTGGCAATGCTGCTGATCTCCGTGTGCCTAGTCTTACTCCTGATGAGGTCGTTAAACTGGTTATAGCCTCTGATTTACAGTATGACCAAGTGATAAGAGAGTTTGACCGCTGGACACACATTGCCATACCCAAAGAGGGAGAAACTCCTAGACGGCAAGCACTTATCATTGATAAAATGGGTACAAGAATCTACTCGTAGGATCATCATGCCATTACAGAAAGTCGTTTTTAAGCCTGGGGTCAATAGGGAGAACACTCGATACACAAACGAGGGTGGCTGGTATGAATCCGACAAAGTACGCTTTCGTCAAGGCACGCCTGAAAAGATTGGCGGGTGGACGCAATACACAGCAAATAAATTCTTAGGCGTTTGCCGCACTCTTTGGAACTGGTTTACTTTGGCAAACATCTACACACTGGCTGTAGGTACAAACTTAAAGTTTTATGTTCTTCAGGGCGGTGCGTTCTATGACATTACGCCTATTAGAGTCACTGCAACGCTAGCCAGCCCATTTACTGCGGTTACCATATCGCCTTTTAGCTCAACCATCAGTGTTAACACAGTATCTGCACACGGAGCTATTACGGGAGACTTTGTAACTTTTAGTGGATCTACAAGTCTAGGCGGCAATATCACTGCCGCAGTATTAAATTTAACAACAGGGTATCAAATTACCGTTACAAGTACAACCACTTATACATTTACCGCCAAGGACACTGCTGGTAATACTGTTACATCCAATGCTAGCGATACAGGAAATGGCGGTACAGTAACCGCAGCCTATCAACTCAATACTGGCCCAGCTTTTCAAAATGCACTTGTAGGTTGGGGTGCTGGACTCTGGGGCTACGGTACATGGGGCAACGGTCAATCCATTGTTTCAGCTCTTCAGTTGTGGAACGCACAAAACTTTGGCGAGAATTTGATTTTTGGCCCTCGTGGAGGTGGTATTTACTATTGGAAAGCCACCAGTGGGGGGAGCACAAGAGGTGTTTTATTGTCTAGTTTAGGTGGTGCTGTCACGTTTACCAACGCATCTCCAACCGTAGTTACATTTACTATTCCTTTGACTGAAGGTACAGCCGTTCAGTTTGCCACCACAAGCTCAATGCCTACTGGCGTATCTGCGGCTACTACATACTATCTGTACAACGTGCAAGGCTTAACGGCTAATATCTTGAATAGCGCAGGTGCAATAGTCAACACAACATCTACGGGTTCAGGATGCTCTATATCGTTGTTGGTTGATGTGCCTTTGTTTCAAAATTACATGCTTGTATCTGATGCTTCTAGGTTTGTAATTGCTTTTGGTACAAACGATTACGGCGGTTCAACAATAGATCCTATGTTAATTCGTTGGTCAGATCAGGAAAACCCTTATGAGTGGACACCCGATGCCACAAACCAAGCGGGCAGTATCCGGTTGTCCCACGGCTCGCAAATTATTTCTGCCGTCCAAACTCGTCAAGAGATTGTGGTGTTTACGGATCAATCGGTCTATTCCTTGCAATACGTAGGCTCTCCTTACTACTGGAAGACTCAACTCCTTGGAGACAACATCTCTATCATGGGGCCAAATGCAGCAACCATTGCGTCTGGTATTGTGTACTGGATGGGTATTGATAAGTTCTATTCTTACGATGGTCGTGTACAAACGCTTAACTGTGATTTGCGTAGATTTGTGTTCCAAGACTTAAACCAAAACCAAAGCCAACAAGTTTTTGGCAGTACCGTAGAAGCCTACAATGAGGTATGGTGGTTCTATTGTTCTAAATACTTAGCTGATGGTATAACAGTAAATACGGCCATTGACCGTTATGTAGTCTATAACTACCTTGAAAAGCTTTGGTACTACGGCAAAATGGCTAGAACAGCATGGTTGGATACGGGACTACAAGCTGCACCTTTGGCGGCTACATATACCAATTACATTCTTAATCAAGAAAGTGGTGTTGACGATGTTGAAACAGGCACTGCGGCAGCTATTGACGCTTATATTTCTTCTTCAGAGTTTGATATTGGGGATGGGCATAATTTTGCTTTCGTGTGGAGAGTACTTCCTGACTTAACTTTCTCGGGTTCCACAAGCGGCACAAGCCCAGAAGCCACAATGACGCTTTACCCCATGTACAACTCAGGTTCAGGCACAAACAACCCCGTAGCAAACACTGCTTACAGCGTTAGTCTAAGTGCAAACCCTGAGACATTTACAGGCGAAGTCTACACACGGGTACGTGGACGGCAGTTGATTATCAAGATGGCGTCTAACAAAGTAGGTACAACTTGGCAGTTGGGCGCCCCTAGGCTAGATATTCGTCCTGACGGCAGACGCTAATGGCAGCACAACCGATCATCAACCCCCCAGTACCGAACTTGCCTTTAGGTACAGAGGCGTACGAGCGTCGCTATCAAGATCAGTTTGCCAACGTGTTGCGTTTGTACTTCAACCAGCTCAACAATGCCTTAAACGTAATTGTCAATAGCTACACAGTTGGCACTACGGTGTATACAGTAGCTACATTACCTAATGCGGTTACATCAGGTGCGGGCACAAGAACTTTTGTATCGGATTCTTCGGTGACTACTTTTAATACAACGGTAGCTAGCGGTGGGGCAAACACAGTGCCTGTATTCTCCAATGGAACCAACTGGAAAGTAGGCTAATATGATAAACTCTAACTTATTTACGGGGAAAATATGAGTCTCCAACACGTAGCCAATCACTTAGCGCAACAAGGTCGTGGCAACGACAAAATGCTTGTGCACATGACGCCCAGCGAAGTTGCTGGATTGCGTAGCCTTGCTCACGCCAAAGGTGGGGATTTAACAATCAACCCACATACGGGTTTACCCGAAGCTGGCTTTTTAGACGACGTACTTAAAGCCGCCGCACCTATGGCATTGGGTGCTTTGCTTGGCCCCGCTGGATTTGGTTTATCGTCAATGATGGCAGGTGTTGCTACTGGCGGCATTATGACTCTGGCAACGGGTAGTTTGTCTCGTGGACTTATGGCTGGATTGGGTGCTTACGGCGGGGCAGACATAGCTGGAAATTTAGCCGCTGCGGGAACACAAGCCGCTGCACCCGGAGCACTTGCTAGTGCAGAACAAGGACTTGCGGCTGGTTTAGGCACAGATGTTGGATCAGAAGCATACAAAGCGCATCTTCTAAACAATCCCGGAGCTTTAGGTGAAAGCGTAACAGCACAACTTAACGCTATGCCTCAGATGGACAAGCTTGCTGGCGGATATAACGCCGTAACTGCAACTCCCGGCGATTTAGGAACTTTTGCTAAAAATAACGCTGCGTCCGGTTTAATGGCAGTATCTCCAATGTTAGCTGACCAAGGCGTAAAAACCACTACACCAGCCCCAGTAAACCCTGCATACATTCGCCAAAAGATTTACGATCCTGTAACGCATCACATGATTGATTTGCCTGCGGTCAAGGCTAGCGAATGGGGTAGCCGTAACTTCTCAGACATCTATCAACAACCCGCTACCGCTGCAACAGGCGGTATCGTGGCACTAGCTCAAGGCGGGCGGATTGAAAATGGTGTGCGTCGCTTTGATGTGGCAGGCGCTATTGAAGCCGGACGATCTGGATTTGCTCCCGGTACAAGTGCTCAAGATGTTGTAAACAGTTATGGAATTCAAAACTCAACGCAAGCACAACAAGTTGCACAAGCTCTTGGTTATACAGGAGATATTGGCGCTTTAACTTATGGCAATACTGCTGCGGCTTCTGCAACGTCTCCTACTGCCGCCACTCAATTTGTTAATTTTGTAAACACACAACCTAATGCAAGCGACGAAGTTTACTATAGACAAATGCAAAATTTAGGGCTTACGCCCACATCATCACCAAATTTGGCTAGTCAAATCGGTTTAAGTCAAGCGGATTTTTTAGACCGATTTAATTTAGCACAAGACTATAGCAAAGAAAAAACTTTGTTAGGTGCATACCAAGGCCCCGCCACACCATTGGCAAATTTAGGAAGTGCTTACGATCAACAATATGCGTCTTACATGGATGTGCATAAAGATCCTGTAACAGGTAAAATTGATCCTATTACCGTCAAAGAAATATCACGCACCACAGGAATTCCTGAAGCGCAAGTACAAGCACGGTACGATGCGGCAGAAGCTAAACTGCATCCTCTCGGTGCTTCCCCTCCTCCCTCTACCGGTGTTCCTCCCGTTGCTCCTCTTATCGGTGCGGCTCCTACCGGAACTGGTGGCGGTGGCCCCGGCATTATTGCGTTGCCTAAAACAGTTACGCAATTACCAACAAACCCACAAACCAACGCACCTGTTGGCACAAGCAATCCATACGGTAATAAAAATAATCCCGGTGATCTAACACTCAATGCGGATAAAACAGTATCTGTAACACCAAACCTACCCGCTCGCCCTTATGCTGGATTCTCGGGCCTAGGTGAAGTTACAGATGCTTGGACAGCAGGTGGCGGTAGCCCCGGTTATTTTCCTAAAGCGCCTAAGACACCGGAGGAAGCAAACAAACAGTTCAATACGATGACTGGGGACTCTTTTGCTGCATATAATTTTTTAACAGGTCAAGGCACAGCACCTCTTAAAACATCGGCGTCAAAAGTATCTAAGTCATATATGGAAGCGGTCTTAGGTCTTAAACCAGATGAAAAAATTTACGCATCTGACGTAAAAGAAATTTTTGATCCAGTAACACATAAAAGAATCCCCAATCCAAACTATGACCCTAGCGTGGCTGCAAACGCAGCGTCTAAAACTGCATCTGGTGCTGCGCCTTCTTTAAGCACTAAAACAATTTCAGTTCCCGGTGCAAATGGGACACCTCCTAAAACTGCAACACAGTTAAAAGACTACCCCGGATTTTATTTTGGGGTTGATGGTCGTTACTATGACGCTAACGGTAAGCTTGTTGCAAATACAGCCAGTGAGTTTGAAGCCGTGCATGGTGCTAACGGCGGTTTAATAGGCATGGCTCGTGGCGGTACTGCGCGTCATCCATTCTTTTCAAAAACAACAGGCAAATTTAACTTTAATCCCCCACAAGTTTACGCAGATGGCGGCATGGCAATGGGCGGTTTGGGTTCTTTAGGCGGCTACTCTGATGGCGGTCGCTTGCTCCGTGGCCCGGGGGATGGTGTCTCTGATTCTATTCCTGCTTCTATTGGTAATCGTCAGCCTGCACGCCTTGCTGATGGTGAGTTTGTGGTGCCTGCGCGCATTGTGTCTGAAATAGGAAATGGTTCTACTGAAGCAGGTGCTCGTAAGCTTTACGCAATGATGGATCGTGTACAGAACGCACGCGCAAAAACAACTGGCAAAAAGCAAGTGGCAACCAATACCAATGCCGCTAAATACTTACCCGTATAAGGAAGAATCATGGCATCAGATCCACAATTTGTACAACAAACAACAAATTACACAACCATCCCCGACTACGCTAAAGCGGATGTAGAAAACATGATCGGGAATGCCCGAGCTATTACAGATCCTAATGTTGATTATCAACAGTATATGGGAGACCGGGTAGCGCAGTTCACGCCCCTACAGCAACAAGCGTTTGGCAATGCGGCTACTATGCAAACTGCACCGCAGTTGCAAGATGCAACAGCTCTTGCGGGTATGGCAGGTCTTGGGGCTCTTAATCAACAATACACGTTTAGCCCATCTAATTTCAACACCGCGTTTAGCAACGCCAATATTAAAGACGCAAAGGGTAATATAACTGGCAACAGCATGATGAATCCTTTTACAGGCGTCATGGATGCGGCAGCTTATAGAAATGCGGGTATCCAAAATGCACAAAATAATGCACAAGCCACATTAGGCGGTGCGTTTGGTGGTGGGCGTCAAGCCATTATGGGCGCGCAAAACAACGCTGACCTTCAACGCAATTTAGCCAAAAATCAATTTGATGCGTACAACCAAGCGCAAACTCAATACAACACCCAGAACCAACTCAATGCTCAACAGCAACAGTTTGGTGCAGGTCTTGGGCTTCAAGGTCTTCAAGCAGCCAATACTGCCGCTTCAAACTTAGCTGGCATTGGCAATCAGCAGTACCAACAAAACATGGGCATCAACGCGCAACAAGCGCAGTATGGTGGCGTACAGCAACAGCAAGTTCAAAACCAGTTGAACAATCAGTATCAAGACTTCTTGAACTACCAGAACAACCCATACAAGCAAATCAGTTTTATGTCCGATATCTTGCGCGGTCTTCCAATGGCCCAGAGTACAGGCAGTGTGTATCAAGCGCCCCCTTCTATGCTAGGGCAAGTTGCTGGTGCGGGTATTGCTGCCAAAGGCCTTGGTTTATTTGCTGAAGGCGGTGCAGTCAAACGTCCTGCTGGTTTAGCAGAGTTAGCAATCTATAACATGGGTTAATAAAATGGCACTACCCAACTCACAAAAACTTACATCTGGAATTGCAATGATGCCTGATATGGCATTGAAGCAGATGGCGATGATGCACAAAAATGATCCTTATGTGCTTCCGTTTATTATTTCGGAAGACTCACGCCGTAAAGAAATGCGCCGTGCTGCACAAGCGAGAATGGCTGGAGCTATGCCTCCTAAAGTCAATGAAGCGGCTGTAGCTGACGTAGGGTCTATGCCTAATGTGGATATGATGGGCAACGCCACAGGCTATGCACACGGCGGTACTGTATTACCTGAGAACCAAGGCATTGGAGCACTAAACGCTCCCAACTTACAGCACATGGCTGATGGTGGTATCGCGGGTTATGCCGATGGCGGCCCCCAACAACCGGGCATGTTTAACTATGCTCAGATGGCTCCCGCAGTTGACTTGCATCCCGACAGTGGTGTGACCCCAAGAAGTATGGCTGCTGGCGGTGTTGCACATTTTGCGGATCAAGGGGCTGTTAAAGCTAAACCTGACTATCGTCAAATGATGATTGATTCTGCTATAGCCAATGGGGTAGATCCAAAAGTAATGCAAATGATTGCAGGCGTAGAAGGAACAGGTAAAAATCCAAAATCTTCGGCTACCAACTTTTTTCAATTTATTGATAAAACATACAAAGATTTAGGCGGTGATCCAGCGTTGCGCAATGATCCCGGCGAAGCAATTAGATTGGGTGGTTTATATCTTGGCAAAAATCAAAAGGCTTTGGAAAAATCTTTGGGCAGGGCTCCTGAACCGCACGAATTGTACGGAACTCATTTTTTAGGGGAACCTGTTGGCAAAGCTCTATTAACCGCCAATCCAAAACAAACAGTTGCTGAGTTTTTAAAAAATACAACTCCTAAAAGAGCAGACGAAATTATTAAAGCTAATCCTGAAGTGCTAGGCAGTAAAGGAGAAAAAACTGTTGGAGATCTTCGTAACTGGACAAAATTAAAAATGGCAGGGCTTGGTTTGCCGTCAGCCAATGCAGGGGAATTACCAAATAAAGATGCGGGACTTGCTTCTTTGCAAAACAAAGAAAAAATGCCAAGTTTAGAAGGCACAACTGGTACAGGTTTAGGTCAATCACTAATACCTTCTGCTTTGATACCTACTGCTCGTGAAGCTTTTTCAGCCAGTAGAGTACCCGGTTTGATTCGTGGTGCTGGCGTTGCAACGGCTATCCCTGTTATTGGTGGTATGTTGACTGATAAAGCAATGCAAGATTTGCAAACTTTACCTGCAAACCGTCGTAAAGAAATGGTAGACAATCCTATGTTGAGCGCCATGAGCGGCGATGTTGGTTTTGCGGCTGCTATTCAAGATGCTGCTGCAAACAATCCCGAAGGCCCAAGCAAAATGCCTTACATGGAGCAAATGAAAAATGCAGTATCACAAATACCTAGGGTTATCACTAGCGCCCCCAGTGGTCGCAAAGGAACGTCGTTAGGCTTTAATGAGGAAACGGCTAGAAATTTAGTGCGTCCTTTGAATCAACCTTTGGTTGAACCCGGCACAGAAGAAACTGCTCCAGTTGCACCAGTGCCACTAAGAGATGATGACATGAGCCCCAATGGGGAAATTAAACAAGGCATTCCTGAGAAAGCCAAAGACTCCTTTATGGAAGCGGCTAAAGCAGAGTTAACGCCAAAGAAAGCCAAAGGCATGAGCGACGACGACCTTGTAGCGTTTGGTCTTGGTTTAATGGCTAGCAAAAACCCCAATATTGGTGGTGCTGTGGGCGAAGCTGGACTTGGCGCTCTTGCCATGAAACGCGAGCAACAAAAGACTGAACGCGAAGACATGTATCGTCAGGCTTTGGCCAGAGAAGCCAACGCTAAAGCGTCAAATCTTGAATCTGGCGGAGTCAATACAGCGCAAGCAATGCACCAAGCAGATGTAATGTACGACAATTGGCTTAAATCTTTAAACAAAATGGATGCTATGAGTTTGACCCCAGAAATGCAAAGAGCAAAACAAGATGAGTTCTTGCAAAGAGCGTTTCAAGCGTTTAGAATGGCAACACCTGCTGGGATAAGCAGCGGTACCGCAACAGCCGGTGCACAATTAGACCCTCTGGGATTACGTAAAACGTAGAAAGTAAAACATGAACATCAGTGAAGTACGTAGTAAGTTTCCACAGTACAAGGACTTAAGCGACAAGCAACTAGCAGACGCACTTCACGAAAAGTTTTACCCAGACATCCCGCTACCCGAGTTCTATGAACAAGTTGGGTACTCTAAAAAAGGACTTGGTGCCGCAGTAAGCAAAGGCGCTGAGTCCCTCATCTCTCAAGCACGTACAGGTATTTCTTCTTTGTTAGGCGGTAGTCCAGAGGAAGCGGCTAAAGCCGGTATTTCACGTGGCAAAGACATTGGTGAGCGTTACGCTGAACAAACCAGTCTTGATAAAGTAATCAAGGCATACAAAGAAAAAGGCATTCTTCCTGCGGCAGGCGAAGTAGTCAGTCAAATCCCCGCAGCATTAGCAGAACAAGCCCCCAACATTGCCGCTCTTGCTGGTAGCGCTAGAGCAGGTGCCGCCCTTGGTTCAATTGCAGGCCCAACGGGTGCGCTTATTGGTGGTTTAGCCGGAGCCGCAGTACCTTCTTTATTGACTCAATTTGGTGGCAACATTGAACGCCAAGCAGAAGAACAAACTGCGCGTGGTGAACCTGTAAAAATTAACAGAGAGAAAGCTGGGTTTGCAGCAGTGCCTCAAGCCGCGTTAGATGTTGCTGGTAACTTTATTCCTTTGGGCGGGCGTCTTGTCAGTAAGTTGACTGGCATTCCTGAGAAAGCACTATTGGGCGGAGGAGCCAACGCCGCTAAGTTGGCAGAAGAAAAGCTACTTACTACTCTTGCAAAAGGTACAGCCACAGGCGCATTGGCTGAGATTCCCACAGAAGTTGCACAACAAATGTTGGAGCGTTCACAGGCAGGGTTATCCCTTACCAGTGATGACGCGTTACGCGAGTATGGCCAGACAGCATATCAAGTTGGGTTGTTGGCGCCTATGGGTGCGGCGGGTCGTTTGTCTGAGCGCGGTGGTGCTAGACAACAAGTTGAGCAAGAGAAACAAATTGCACAACGTAAAGCTCGCATGGAGCAGATGGGGCAGGAGGAAGAAGCTCAGCGCGTACAGGCAGAAGAAGCGGCTCAATTAGAAGCACGCAAACAAACGCCTGAGTACGCCACGGAGTTTGTTAACAATTACGAGGCTTTGGATAAGCAGTTCCGCGATCTCAAAGCCATAAAAAGACCCGGCAAAGGCGCATCTTTTGAAGAGATTGACGCCTATAAGGCGGCTCGTGCCCAGCTTAAAGAGATTGGCAAACAGCTTGCAGAACAAGTGGGCGAGTATCGCCGCGTTAAGGGCGCAGCACAGCAAGCACAAGAACAGCGCTATGCCAACATAGAACAACAGGCGGCTCAAGAAGTACCGCAAGGGCCGACACAACAAGAGTATTACCAGAGTGCACAGGGCACATTGCCCGGTATGGAGCCCGTAGAAGTTCCGGAAGAAGTTAAACCTTCAGAACAAGTTGAAGACGAAAACAAAAAGAAAGTTGTTGAGTTTGCTCAAAAACAGCAGGAACTAGAACGTCTTTTAGAGGCACATCAAGAACAAGAGTCCAACGCCGTAGCCAAAAAAGACTATGACGCGCATGAGAAATTGCAACGTCAGGGCAACTTGTTGCGCAATGAAAAGAAATACGTTGATGAACAACTGAAAGAACTTGGCGGGTATAAAAATCCCCAAGAGATACAGAACAGATTGGCCAAGAAAGAAGCTGAGTTTGCTGACATGGCAGGCCCAGCCTACGATCCTGAGAAAGCCAAAAAGCTACGTGAAGAGATCCAAGCGCTGAAGAAAGAAGCGGGCCAAGAACAATTGGGCTTTGACTTTGGGCCCAAGCGTGAGTTTAAAAATCAATTTGTTGAATCTAAAGAAGCGTTCAAAGCACGCGCATATGAACCCGGCCCACAAGAAATTGAAGATCAAGAGCGTGAGTATCTTGATAACGTACGTAAACAAGAAGATGAAGCCACTGCTGAAGCAGAACGCAATGCCAAGCTAGCGCCAGAACGCAACGCAATGATGCGTATGCAAGAGCGTCGCGGGCCTTTTACTTTACCTACGGGTCAGGTTTCTACACAAGTGGACAAGCTTGTGGACTCTATATTGACAAGTAAAAGACAAACGGACAAACTTGTTGTTGGTCGTGTTATGGAAGGCATGGGCGCAGAACGTGTAAGCCAAGCAGATTCTTTGCGTGCACAATTGTCTTATGCGCTTGCTACAAATAACTCTACGCGTGCTCAAGAAATCCGCAAACAACTGGCTGACCTTAGAGAACCCGATACAGAACAAGGGGCTGGACAACTTGAGATAGGGTTGTTGGCTAAAGAAACTGGTGTTGAAGGTAAACAAACGCCTGACACTATCCGTGCCAACAGAGCTACACGTTTGGCACAAGCACAACTTACCGCCTTTGATAGGTTGTCTGATTTTATTAAACGCATACGAGAAGACAGCGTGTATCGTTCCGATGCACGAATCCAAACATTGCGCAACGCCGCAGAGCGTTTAAAAGATACTGTTATTGGTTTGGCGTTGAATGAAATAGATGCTAAACGTGTTATTGCCAAACTACCACCGTTATCTATCAAAGAAAAGACAGATGCGGTTGGTAACTTAGAACAAGTTTTAACCGAATTGATTGAGCGCGGTGCGGGTATTTTTGAGCCTTTACAGGTTAAGACAACGCAAGCACAGATGCGCGCTAACAAAGTTGTTAGAGGTGCAGAAGAAGAAATCTCCCGTGCTCCTTTAGGGCAACGTGTTTTCAACAACTATGATGCCGCGGCCAAAGCTTTACGTAGCCAAATGCGCGATGCCGTTGATGAAGCATCTGGCATTGAAGCCCCTGCGCCGCGTGAGCAGGGCAATGCAAAAGTTACAAAAGTAACGCCCATACTTAAGACACAGTTCCAAGGACAAACACGTTCCACAGAACAGCAGTTTGAAGCCGCGCTCAATAGAGCTTCTGAAGAAGACACTACGCAACTTGAGTTGCTACAAAAGTATTTTAAAAACCTATCGCCTGAAAGCCAAGACCTTGTGCTTGAGCAAGTACGCCGTGTAGAGAACGGTCTTGCGTTGGAGATGCCGCGTCAGTTGGAGGAAGATCTTAAAAACATGCGCGGTGCCGTTGCCGATGAGGGTGCGCAAAATGAGTTGTTCCCCGGTGCGTCTGAGAAAGGCGTGACCAGAACAACAAGCAAACGCTTTATGAATTTCCTTGATAGCGGTGAAGTTAATAAGCTTCGCGCATCTATTGCAGAAGACAACAGACAAGTTGAGTTCCAAGCCAAGCGTGCGGCCACGATTGCAAGAAAGATTGAAGAAGAACAAAAACGGATTGACGCGTACAACAAAAAGCTTGAGGAGTCCAAGAAAAACCCTGTTGAAGCGGCGCGTGCAACGCTGACTAAAATTACCGCTGAAGATTCTGCTGTTACAACAGCTATAAAAATAGCCAATAATATTAGAAAACAACGCATGTCCGCTCGTCAAAGAATTGGAAACATGGTTTCTGATCTTGAGACAGCTTATTTTCAGGCTAAGAAAAAGCTAGAAGAACTAGAGGATGGCTTGGACTATGTGTCCAAAGAATTGTTGTTGCACCCGTATACTAAAAAAATTCGTGCCGGTTTTGAATTTATTATTAAAGACATTGAAAAGCACAAAAAGATTTTTAATAGTATTGAGAAAGCTCTTGAGCAAGCGCGTGCCACACAGAAAAAAGTTCTTGAAGAACAAGCAGGCAACACTATTGACAAGGCGTTAATAAACGAAGGCGATAAGGCCGAACGTAAATTAGAAGCCGCAAAAGAAGCTGTTAGAAAAGCTCAGAACGAAGAAACAGTTGCTAAGAACAAAGCGGAGGCTGCGCGTGAAGCGGCGGGTATGCCCGCTAAAGAACCCGGTACTCCGACTATTGCCACTATATTGGAACGTACGCCCGGCAGCAATAAAACCATTGTTATTCGTGATACGTTAAATTTTTCGGTACAAAATACGGTTAATGGTTTGCGTGGAGCCATTGGCAAATACGAAAATGCGTATGAAAAAGCACGTATTGCTGGTGATAAAGCAGGAATGGAAGCCGCGGCCAAAGCCGTGGAAAATTCGTACAACAAAATATACAACGCATTAGACAACGCACCACAGAAAATTACGAGTACTGACGAATTTTATCGTAAAGAACAAGAAGCAATGGAAGAGTTTGATGAAGCACAACGTGCGACATTAGAAGCAACCATGAAACAAATGTACGAAGAGTCAGGCATTCGTCCTTTAAGACTATCCACTCGCAAAGTAGAAGGCGTAGTCAAAACTAAAACAGGGCGTATACAGACGGCTATTAAAGAACCAAATGTTGCTGAACAAGAAAGACAATTTAAACTTGAAAAAGCCGAAGGCAAAGTTACGCCTCTTGAACAGATTGCCGTAAAGAAAGTTGAACTTGCTGCCGCACAAAAACAAATTGATTACATTGCCAACAACCCATCTGCAACCGCAGAAGGCCGTAAGAAACAAGCTACAGCCAAAAAAGAAGCTGTTGCTAAACGCAATGATGCAAAAGAAGAGCTTAGAAAATTAACTATTGAACAACAAGCGTATGTAAGAGATGCTAAGCTCAACAAAGAAGCGGCTAAAGCCACGTTCAAAGAAGAACGCAAGATATTAAAGAATGCAGAAAAAGCACCTGAAAGTCAATTACAAGACGATTTAATTGACGATGCGTTGAACAATGATTTTGATCCAATGCGAGTGCCGCCTTTTAAACCTAGCAGACCTATTGCTGTAAAAACATTAATTAACTATCCACCAATAAAAAGAAAAGAGCCAGCACTTAAACCTACACCTAAACCCGCACCTACGCTTGAACAATTGCGGTCAATGACTAAAGAAGCTGTTGAAAACGCAGGCGCGCGTAAATTTAATACAACGATAGCAAAAGATCATCCGTTGCATGGTTTGACTTTTGAAGAAGCCGCCCGTTATGGTGCACAAAAAACAACGTCTCCAATGGTTAGGCAATTGTTTAATGCGTTGGCTGAAGTGTTTTCTAAAGCCCCCATAATGGATGGTAGCGGTCGTGTTTACATGACTGACGATTATCTTGTAGACGGTAAAATGCGTGCGTCGGGGATTTATACCACGTCTCTTGACGTTGTTTATGTAAATAGTAATTCAGCGCAAGTTAATAAAGTTTTATTGCATGAGTTGACTCATGCTGCAACTGTTCGCGCTATGAACTTGCAGCCTGAGTTGATGAAACAAATGGATGCTTTGCGTCTTAAAGTTGTAGATTGGTTAGCTACGCCAGAAGGCAGAACATACTTTAGAAATCATAGCATGGTCTTGGGCGCTAAGAAGCCTTCTGATATTTACGGTTTAACCAACGCCAAAGAATTTGTTGCAGAGTTGTTTGCCAACAGAGAATTTCAAAAACTGTTGACTGAAATTCCTTCAGACAAACCACGTAAGAGTATTTTTACTAGATTTGTTGAAGCGCTTTCTCAATTCTTTAATATGCCCGCTAAAGCGGCGCAGTCTTTGTTTGCTGAAACCGTGGCGTTGACAGAAGAAGTGCTTAACGTGACACGCGAACAAATATATGAAGGCAAGGCGGGGCCGTTGGTTTTCCAAGCTGACGAAGACCTTGAAAAAGGCATTGGGTTTTCTCGCGGTAGTACAGATAATCCCAGTACTGTTTCTATAGTTAATCAAGAATTAAAAAAACACTTTACTGATCTAGGCCGTATTAAAATCTATTCTTCTGTTAATGCCCTATTACAAAGCAACCCTCAATATAAAGACCGCATTCCTTCAAACACACGCGGTTTTGTAGATACTGCGGGTAACAAAGTTTTTTTAATTGCAGAAAATATTAATCAAGGACAAGCGTTAGGTGTTTTACTGCACGAAGTAGGCGCTCACGTTGGGTTAAAGAACATACTTGGCAAAGAACAGTATGACACGCTCAGTAGCACTATTGAATCTTGGGCAAAAAGAAACGACAACTCTGTAGAGTCTCGCATTGCTAAAGAAGCTATAGCACGGGTAGACGAAGCTAACACCCCAGCAAGTCAAAGATCTGATGAAATCTTGGCGTATGCTGTTGAAGAAGCGGTTAAGGCGGGCGTTACCCCTAACAAAATCAAAGGTGTGTTGGGTGAGTGGCTAAGTAAAATTGCAGATAGTTTTCGTAAACTATTGCAAAAGTTTGGTATGCGCCCTGAAAGCCTTGACGCACAAGGCTTGGTTGACATGGCGTTTGGTGCGGCACAAATGGAAATGCAACCTACGCCAAGCGGTATGAGTCGCCGTGCTTTTTTACGTGGGGCAGTAGCCGCGGTTGGTGGAATGCAGTTACCCGCAGTTAACATGGGTATGTCGCTTGACGCTAAAGCAAAACTGTTTAACGCAACACTAAATGCCGCTGACTCATGGTTTAGCACTGCGATAGGCATGGCTAAAACTCCGGCTTTACGAAACATAGTAAAACAATATTCTTTTGATATAGATAACGATGTATTTGCTGAAGCGTTGTACAACGCGGATTCCGATATAGAAGGTAAAGAAAGCCTGTACTCGCATCTACATTGGGAAAGTTACGGCAACGGGGATTCTACTGAATCTTTAATAGATTTGTTAAAAAGCAAACCTGACGCAGTTGAAAAATTACAAGCGGCTGTTTTAAATGTGCGTTCACAGCTTGTTGCTACAATAGATAAACTACCCAAAAAAGAAAACGGAGAAATTGCAGAAAATGAATTGCCTGAAGTAGGAGAATTATTATTTTCTGTAAAACCTAAATATGTTTCAGCAGAACTTGCCGCGGCGGGGCATATTGCTGACCAGTTTGTTGCCAAACAAAAGAATATCAAGCAACGCGTTCAAGCCGCCTCCGGCGGGTGGCTCGGCCTAGAGACACAATTTGTGGATCGTTTTGCTGGGTTTGAAAAGCTATCTAAACTGATGGAACCTTTGCGTGGTTCACAAATGATGTTCTATTTGCGCATGTACGATCAGCGCATGAACTTTGTAGCACAGTCTGTTGCTAGGGGTGCACCTCAGATAGTTGAGAAAATCCGTGCTGATGGCAAAAAAGAATACTTGATTGAAGCCACTGAGGGCGATAGCCTAAAAGGAGTCGTGGAGACTTTGAAAGAAGCCACGCCTTTGGTTGGCAATGGAGAAGCTGTAAACAGATTATTTACATTGTACATGTCGGCTGTTCGCGTTAAAGATAAAGGCATTGGTTCTCTAAACTTTAATGGCCGAGTGACAGAAGCTGATTTGGCCGCCGCAGTTAAAGCCGTGGAAAATACCCCCGGTCTTAAAAAGATTTTTGAAGCCGCCCGCCATGAATACAACGGGTATAACAAAAACCTTATCAACTTCTTGGTACAAACTGGCGCTATATCTAAAGAGCACGCCGCTAATTTGTTAAAAGAAAACGATTACATTCCTTGGTATCGTCAACGCAACGGCGTAGCTGAGTTGGTTATTGGTAGCGAAACACCCGTGCGCATTGGTAGCATTGCTGAGCAACCCTACTTGCAAGAGTTGGTTGGCGGTGATGAACCTATCCTAGACTTTATGACAAGCTCGGTGCAAAACACCAACATGCTTGCGGACATGGGCTTACGCAACTTAGCCACAAAGAACGCTGTGTTTGAATTGGCCAACATGGGCTTGGCTAAAATTGGCGGGGGCAGATCAACGTCCGGCCCTGATGTGGTTAAGTTTAAAGACAACGGCCAAGACAAGTATGCGCTTATTGACACCGATCAAGTAGGCATTCCTGCTGACATATTGGTCAAAGGCATGGAAGGTATCCCAACACAGATGCCCGCCATGATGCGTTTGCTTGCCGCTCCCGCACAGTTGTTGCGTAAAGCCGTGACACTATCGCCTCTATACGCGGCAAAGCAGTTGTTCCGTGACTCAGTTGCCGCACCTTTATTGGCCGGTGCTGACTTTACCCCTGTGATGGGAGCAATAAGAGAGATCGGCAGTCCAACAAAAGAAATACTTGAAAAGCGTGGTATTACAGGCGGTCAAATCTTTACGGGTACAAGCGAAGACTTGACCAAGATTCTTAAAGACATCACTGCCGGTAGATCAAACTGGTCACAACTTATTGCCAAAGCCGAAGCAATTAACATGGAAGCCGATGCCGCTACACGCCGCGCACAATACAACAGCTACATTAAGCAAGGTCTTTCTGAAATGGAAGCCACGCTAATGTCGCTTGAGTCTATGAACTTTAACAAGCGCGGAGCATCACCTAGCGTGCATTGGATGAACGCTATGATTCCTTTCTTTAACGCGCAGATTCAATCCATGAACGTGTTGTACAAAGCGTTGACAGGAAAGCTTCCGTTCAATGAACGCTTAAAGATTCAAGAGAAATTGTTGACACGAGGTTTGATGGTTGCGGCGGGTACTCTGGCCTACGCAAACATGATGCAAGATGACGAGGCGTACAAGAATGCCACGCCAGAACAAAAGTACGGCAACTGGTTTATTCGTATCCCCGGCGTAGACGAACCTATTCGTTTGCCAATTCCTTTTGAGATTGGTTACATCTTTAAGGCTTTGCCCGAGGCGTTGTACAACACCATGAAGAACAAGCACGGCGGAGAAGAAGCTGTGAAAGCGTTTGAACAAATCTTGTTGCAGACCATCCCCGGCGGTACGTCTTACGGTATTCCCCAAGCACTGCGTCCAGCTATTGAAGCAGGATTGGGCAAGTCGTTCTATACAGGTAGAGATACTCTTACGCCCCATGAGGCCGCGCTAATGCCCGAATATCAGTTTAGAGCCAATACAACTGAGGTATCTAAATTGATTGGCAAAGTAGCGGGTGTTTCTCCAATTAAGTTGGACGAGTTGATTCGTGGTTATACCGGCACGATGGGTTTGGCTTTTGCACAAGCGGTCAGCATGGGCGTACCAACGGGGGAATCACCAGAGAAAGCGTATAAGCGTTTGTCTGAGACGCCTGTTGTTGGCGGTCTGTTCCAACCCAATGATGCGGGCGGGATTATTACAAGCGTTTACGACAAGCTAGCGGACTTGAAAAAGCTTGAGACTACTGTGGATGATCTCATTACCAAAGGTGAGAAAGCCGAGGCCATGCGCTTGGTTCAAACCCGTAGCAATGATTACATGATGGCATCTATGTCTGACTATTACACATCCACCATGCGTGACTTGACTGCGTACGAGAATGCAATACGCTCAACCAGCATGTCAGGAGAAGATAAGCGTTCTAAGTTGGATGAGGTTCGTCAGATGAAGATTCGGTTCGCAAATACGATGCGGGAAAATCTCGATAAAACCACACGCCAATCCGCCCTTCCTTGATCCCGAACCGAGCGTGAGACTTGATGCGATGGCGAACTGAGGCGCGTAGCCCCAGTTCCCTCGTCTTTTCTAAGTCAAGGCTTGGAATAAAGAAGCCCTCACCCTTCTTTAGGAGTGTCCAAGGATATTGTATTACCATCAAACACTTCTTCTTTAAAGCTAATGTGCATCACGTTCACGCGCATCAGTGGGCCATTGGTCTTGGACAACATGTCTTTCTTGATGTAGGTCACGCTAAACAAGGACTCCATCTGCGACTTGAACTCGTCGTAGCCAAAGCTCATGCTCACGCAATGTTTCTTCAACATCCCTTCCTCAATAAAGAACTCGCGGTAGCCCGGACGCATAAGCCCATGCTCCACCCGCCCAAGAACTTTAGACCTTGTGATCGACTTATCGACCACGCCATCCTCCCCCCATGAGGCCAGTAGGCGGCCATCTGCCTTCTTGATGACCACGAAGTTGCCGTAGTTGTCGCTGATGTAGGTGTTCAATACGTCTTCAGCAGTGCGCACACTACCTAAGATAACCGCACGGCCTTTCTCAACCAAACCTTTCAAGGCGTTGATGACTTTATTGATCTCCACGTCAAGGATATTGGCGTATTCTTTCCGCAAAAGGACGGCAGCCGCTACGATAACTGTGCATCCCGCGTGCCAATAACGCTCGTCATCGGTAAAGTTCAAGGCTTTCTTAAGATGTTTGTGTATCTTTTGAACGACCTCATCTGCTGTCTTTTGATTCCTGACCAACCAACGAACCCATGCTTCACCTGCTACGCCGTAATTACGTTTAATCTCCAACAGGATGGCGCGTTCCTCTTTAGTCCACTCTAGTTTGACGTGAGGCGTCCACTCCAACATCCTCAGAAGCTCACCATTTGAGCTATGCTTGCGGGCTCCGGCCATGTAATCGGTCAGCTTTTCATTGGAGGTCATGGTACAGGTTGTCCTCCAAACGCTGTTGTTCACGCGTTCTTTGTTTGCCCCCGCCTCCATCCTTTCCTTACCCTGACCCTCTGCAAAGTCAAAGATAAAGGTAGGTGCCCACTCCATATTGTTTCGTTGCGTACTGGTGATCTCGTCAATCAAAAGGGGCATACTGTTTAAAAGCCCCGCCCTTTGTTGCAGAGTTACGAGTGACGTACTCTTGCCTGTCCTGTATCTCAACGGGTGACCCCACACTCCGGCTTTAGCGCTTAGGACTAGGGACTTTCCCGTGCCTGACCACCTTGACCCGATGTGCCACACAAAACCTTCGTATTCTGTAAAACGCATTAGGGGAGATCCAAATGAATCTAAACAGATAGCGAGGGCCGTCTCCATGTTCGGTTTGTCGATGAATATTGTTTTCCATAATTGTTGCCAAACACCAAGGTCACCCTCCGGTGTTGTGTGTTTGTTAATATTTTCAAGGCCGGGCATAGGGACTCGCGTCTCACGACCATCTTTAGTGAACACCCTCTTGTTGTAGACAAACGAGTTGTCATCTTGCCAACCACACTGGAACGGAACTACGATAGGCTCTTTGGTTGTTGAAGCTTGGCGTGCGCAAGCACTAACATATTCATACAAAACTTTGTCGTAGCCCCCAAACGAAGACAAGACGTTCTCGGCGGCCAACCACTTTAAAGTCTCGACACTGCTGACAATCGACTTTTGTGGGAAGTTAAGAGTCTTCACGCCTTGGGGTTTACATGCGGCCATGTGTATTAAATGCTCAGTTTCAGTCTTTAACAAGTCAACCACAAAAAAGTCGTACTCAAGAATTTGAATGTTCTTCTTTGTCTTTTTGCCTGTGGTTTCGTCTTCTTCGGATCGAGTGCAGTAGACACCACCGTGTTCGCCATAACTATATCCTCGCGGGGGTTCAGGACGTGTAACGCTAGGCGCTAAGGGCAAGCTTTCTTCTTCTTCGGGTTCATAAGACTCTTCAACGTCAAGTTCTGTCTCATCAAATTCCACCATTTGTACGGGCGTCAACGGTATCTCTTTGGCGGTGTTGTCGGTCTTGATTTCTCTGCCCAGTATCAATGGGTTCGTAATCTTGCCCCAGTGCGGGCACTTCTCGCATATGCCGGGGTTCTCGCTGTCCATCTTGATACAAGCGTATGGGCCTTTGATCTCGTTGAGTTTTTGGTACATCCGATCATGCGGGTATGGGTGCATATCCGAGAGCCATATTGCTTTATCATCGCCGTCCTCGCACACCTTGGCCCAAGATAAAAGACCACGCCATATAGGTTCCTTGCCGTCTTCTTGAGCCGTAGCAATGTAGTCTTGGACTTGACCGCATTGGTTCTCGAAGTTGCCAAAGAGCGTATAGCTGTCTTGGATCAGTTTGATTTGGCTTGCCGTTTGCAAAGACTTGGGGCGTTGCCCCGCTATGTTTGTCGGTGTGGGTTTCGCAACGGGTGTGGGTGCGGGAGCCTCCACCTTGTCATAAATGATCTTGGAGAAGTCAGCTAAATTAAACAGGTCACCCTCTTGCAGTATCTTTACAGGACGAGGCAAGCGGTACTTCTTCTTAAAGTTCTGTGTCCCCGGCACACGCAGAATCCTAGCCGCGTCAGCAGTTACCGTCATGTCGATCTTGAAATGCTCTTGTGCTGCCAACCTTTTTAGATTCTCAGCAATAGGTTTCCAAATACCCACAGGGATGGCATCCGTCAACGGCCAGTAGCAATGTAGCCCACCACCCGAACTCACTATCCAAGGTGTGCCTAGCGCATCGAAACCCGTACTCTTCATAAAGGTATCTAGCGCCAAGCCCGCCTCTTTCTTGCTTGAGTAGCCATCCAAATCAATAAAGAACGACTTGATGTACTGAGCATCGTCTGCGCCGCGTGACTCCCCGAAGGTAGCTACAGCGAAGAAAATGTCGTACTTATAGTTGTTCCAATCGTTGATGTATGGCGCAAGCTCCTCTATCGTATCTGCATACGCATGTTGTTTTTGGTTCAGTTCCACCACGCAGTATTTTCCCAAGCCCGCGGACGGTAGAACAACCGCTAGAAATTCAAGCGGAGTCATATGTATCCTTCAGGTTACGAGAAAAGTTCTTGCTGACGGGGGTCTTTGGGAGGGAACTCGTCTTTTGGGTGTAGCGCAGTAAAGCGTCTCAGCAATTCTTGTTGAAAACTAGGAGGCATTGAACCAAGAGCGTCTAGTTCTTGTGCGCTTATCCTGATAAGTTCTTCGTTGGTTAAGTGTCTAGGTTGAATGCCTTGCATGATTTCCTCCAAGCCTCGTCCGCAGTGGGCGACGTTTTTAATATGTTGATGAGAGACTGTACCGCAGGGCGGTACGCTACGAAGACTTCGCCACCATTGAACCAGTTGTAGACTGACTGACGCGAAGCGCCAGTTGCCTTGGCCACTTTGGTTACTGGGAAGTCAATATGTATCGCCCAACGCCCGAGTTGGTTACCCAACGTCTTAGGCGCGAGCTTTACACCTTCAATAATTTGAGGTGAGTATGCCATTACTCATCATCCCAATCATCAACCATATCAGACAATGCGGCCTTGGCTTTGGGTACTGCGCTAGGCTTCTTCTCTTCTTTGCGAACTACTGGCTCCTCGTCTTCCTCTGCTACGGGCGGTGCAACTTTCTTTGGCTTTGTACCGGCGATAGCCACAGGTGCTGGAGGTGCTACGTTATCTGTCTTGGCAACAGTAAACGTCACGGCTTTGACGGCTTCGTCGGTCTTACCCTTTTCAGTAGCAATAGGGAACTCGTCATCTGTTAACCAACGCATTGTCACAAAGAACAACTTAGGTGACTCAGACTTGGTATCAAACTTCATGCGCGTCACCACCTCAGATGGGTCGATGTTCTGCGCGGCCAACCAACGAGCGTAGGCTTGTAGTGGTCGCTTGTCTCCATCTTCTTTACCAAAGATCGAAGTCGCGGGCAATGTCAACTGCATCACGTCACCGCTAATGTCATTCGCCAGTACTACAGCAAGACGTTGTTGATAACGGCAAGCGCGACTGTTACCTTGACCAGAGCCCGCGATGTTCTTGGGACACTCGGAGCACTTCTCAGCTTGCCTGTTTACAGCATTGGCCTCGGGTGTCTCGCCATCGTTAGAGTAGCAGTCAGGGCCTGATACAGACTCAGCGTCGTAAGACTTCAAATAAAACACGCGTGCGATCTTAGGCGCGGCATTGACAATCACGACGTCCAGATGACGATCTTCGATGGATGCGATCTCTTTACCGCCATTGACCAAACGGAAAACGCCACCCTTGATAGAGATGCGTTTGCCACCGCCACCTAATGAGCCACCCGCAAGGGCTTTAGAGATGGGTGAGAGTTCTTTGCGGTTCTTTGCAAAGGCGGGTACTTGTGATGGGTTAAATAATTGTACGTTGCTCATTTTTTTCTCCTTAAACAATTTCACCAAATTTATAATACGTTCTGTAATCTTCGGGATCACACTTCTCTAAAGTAAAAGCTATCGTTGTTCCGGGGAACTCGGGGCCTTTGTAAATAAGTTTCACTTTAAATTCAAATTTATTCTCAAGCGTGTGCCATACAGCGACTGCTTCTTCTTCTGTTTTAAATCCTTCTTGCACAATAAGAATAGGTGCTTTTTCTAACGGGTATGTATGCAACATGATCTTCTCCTAATTACTTAGTTGGTTTGCGAACGGAAATGGCGTACTCAGTATTTGAGTTTAAGCCGGGGGGTAGAAGGCCGGGGTTCTCTTCTAAAAACTTTGACATGTTGCCTTGCGCAATGCGCTTTTCCAACAAGTCAATTGCATCATGCTCAAGCATGAATGTTTTAAACGAGTCCCAGTCTTGTGTGTTATAGCGTGTCTTGGTAGACAACACTACTGTGCCCTGATCTGTGCGAACAGAGCTCACGCCTAACGCCAACATCATATCCTTGAGCGCATTCTTTACTTGTTCTTGTTGGGCTTTTATTTGCTCAACTTCGTTCTCGTAAGCTTGCGTTAACTCTTGAACACGTGCGGACATCTTGCGGTAAACTTTAGCTAACTTATCCATAGACACGTTAGCTATTTCGTTTTTTGTTTCCTCCACTGGAGGGGCTTCATCATCAATTATCATCTTCTTCTCCTCTTTATTTTTTGTCTAAGGTTTAACATCATACAATAAAATTTTCAGCTTGCAACTCCTTTCTTAAATATTTTTTACTTCACTATCAAACATGCCAACGAGCAACGCGTGGTCAGAAACTTTCTCACCCATTGCCTTGAACAACTTCTTTTCTATTGGGCTTGACTCAATGTGTACCACAGTTACTTTGTCAGAGTCTTGCCCCTTTCTATCCGCACGCGCTATGCACTGCGTGTACATTTCTACACTCATCAATGGCCCAAAAAATACAACGGTGTCCGCGGCGGTTAGGGTAATCCCGTGTGCGGTTGCTTGAGGTTGTAGCACCAAGACTTTGATCTTGTCAGTCGTTTGAAAGTCGTTGATGATTTGCCCACGCTTGCTTGCCGTTACGTCACCATGAATAGTCCCAACAGAATGACCGTTCCCTACAAGATGCTTGATGATCGAGTCGATGCTTGACCTAAACATAGCAAAGATGATGACCTTGCGATCTGTTTCTTCTAGGATTTCGTCAAGTACGCTTAAGCGTGGGGAGGCATCAAACTCCACCACCTCTTTGTCATCGGTGTAAGCCGCTCCACAACTTATCTGTAAGAGTTTGCTAACCGCCACACCCGCATTGATTGCACTAATGACTTCCCCTGATGTACGAACCATCATCTGCTCTTTGAGGAGCTTGTAGTATTTGGCCTGTTGAGGCGTCATCGGCACCTCACGCGTCACCGTTATCACTGGGGGCAAGTCGAGGCACTGATCTTTGGTAAAGCGTATAGCAGGCTGTAGGGCTTCGTACACCATCTCTCTTGCCATAGGCTTGGGTGCATATTTAAACATGCTGATCTTGTTCATTACCTTATCGCGCCATGCTGTTTGAAACTTGGGTACACCGCTTGGGTTAACGAGTCTAGCCAAACCATACGCGTCTACAGGAGACTGTGATGCGGGCGTGCCCGTCATCATCCACAGATAAGTGTCAGGGTTCACAATAGATGCAAGCGCCTTCCACCGTCTCGTTGATGGGTTCTTGTATGCGTTGGCCTCATCCACAATCACGAGATCGAATCGCCCATCGTTCTTGATTTCGTTTGCTATCAAGTTGAGTCCATCGTAGTTTGCAATCACAATCTTATAGTCTTGCTGAATCATCTCAATGCGTCGGCTAGCTTGAGAATGGTGCGCAACAACGGCTGAGCGATGGATAACACTTCGATTGATGTCACCCATCCAAGCACTGTGCATGATGGACAAAGGGCACAGAACAAGAACACGCCTGACTTCATTGCGTTCCATTAAATAGTCCGCAGCCCACAGCGCTGACAATGTTTTGCCCGTGCCAGGATCGTTAAAACAAAATGCTCGGCGGTTCATTGTGAGGAAAGCAGACGTTTCTATTTGGTGAGCCATTGGCAAATACTTGCCCGGCCATGTGTATCTTCTTGTGATGGGGGACGGTACATTCTTAACGCCTAGGTTTCTAAGTACGCGGGACTCATCAAGCCCCCAGTAAACGGCAACTTCGTACACACCACCATTCTCAGAAAGAACTTTGTGTTTAGGAATGATTGCGTACTTACTGGGGTTTCGCGTTCGTAGAACAAGCGCTTTGTTTTCTACGATCTGCACTATGCGCTCCTCTGCATAGATGGGTACGCGCTCCAATACGCGTTGTCTAATACCACGTGCTTAACGCTACCGATTGTTACCAACATGGTGTCACGATCAATAACTCTGCCATCTCTACACCAAATAACTTTGGGTACGGCATGAGTCCCTTTTAAAAAATTAATGCCGTTAAGCGTGGCTCTGTACAAACCTGATCTGCGAGGGCCATGCTCTACAAGGCCGAACCATTCCAATCTAATGGCAAGTACCGCGGCATCTCCGGCTACTTGTCTTGGAGAACCTGTTGATATTTTTACCCAATCTTCTTGTTGTGCAATGTAATTCAACAAAGCAATTTTTGATCTACACATCCTATGCGGATTAAGTTTGCGAATCTTTTGTTCGCAGTGTGGACATATGTTCATTTACTTCTCCTCTTTTGGTTTTCTACACATTAATCGCGCTCTATCGGTGAGATAGTGC